GGTAGGGGGGAGTGGGGGGATAGGGGTGGGGGGTGAATAATGAACACCGGCGAAATGTTGCCCGCCTAAAGCTCTTGGAAATGGAGAGGCCGCCACCCCCGAAGGAGCGACGGCCTCAGTACCGGCGGAGCGCAGCCGTCTAGCGGTTCTGCTCCTCGCCGGAATCCAACCACGACACGAGCCGTGAGAGGTTGATAGTCCGGTGCGAGTGGAACGGCCTACGCTTCTCGCAAGCCGACCCCGGAACGCCGGCGTAGTCGCACGCCGTCGTGTACCCATACTCAGTTGGCGCGGAGATGACGACATCAACGCAAGGCTCACCGGCCTTGTTGAGATAGATGCCGCCTTCGTGAACATCGCGGTTGATGGAGCCGGCTACCTTGTAGACGAAGGAGATACGCCCCTTCTCGTCTACCTTCTGCTCACCGGTCGTCTTGACGCGACCAATGGCGCGATGCTCGGCCTCACGCGCCGCTGCTGCGGCCTCACGACGAGCGAACTCCTTCGCGGTCGTTGGCGCGCTCCACGCCGTAAACACTCCGAACCGGCCACCGAGCCGGTCGGCTGCGGCCATCGCCGCCTCGTGCGTCATTCCTACCTTGCTCATTTGCTACCCCTTCCTGTGCTGCCGATTCATCAGACCGGCTGAGGCCAGTATACACACCCCACCGGAGAACGCAAGCCCCCCCCACCTAGCCGGTAGGCCACCAGAGCCGGCGTGCCGGCGTAAGAGTCTGGGGGTCTGGGGGTCTGGGGGTATAGGGGCGTAGTGATAAGGCGTAGTAATGACGCGCCTGAAATGTTGCCCGTGTGGAGCTGCGACAAAGAAAGAGGCCACCCCCCGCACAGATGGGGAGTGGCCTCGTAGACGAACCGGAGAGGCCTAGCGGTAGTCGCTCGGCATCACCGGATTGTGGAGCGAGTCAATCCACACCGCACCAATCAGCGGCGTATCCAAGAGCGTAGACTCAACGGCCTCAAAGACCTCGGCACCGATAGCCGAAGTTTCGCCGCCCATAGCGTCTACGAAGTTGGAGAACTCGACCGGACTATCGGCAAAGGTAGCCGCCTGTGCCGGAGTCATAGTCTTCCAGTCGCTACCCTCATAGTACGCCCAGAAGGAGCCGCCGCGCTCGTCGTCAGCCCAACCAATCAGAACCGCAAGAGCGGTTCCGTAGGTTGGCACATAAGCGATGAGGTCGTCGCCGTCGCCGTAGCGCACATAGACGCGGAAGGCCGCGTCAGCCGGAAGCGTCTGGCGGCAAGCCGGACAAGTTCCCTGCGACTGCGTGCCGAGGTACTTCTGTACCCACTTCTGCGCCGTAGTCCTGATGTCGATCATCTTGTTCCTACCTTCCTGTGCCTGTGCCGTTGGCAAGTGCCAACACCAGAAAGGTAGCAGGTCTACTGAGGAAGTCAAGCCCCCCTAGCGAGCCGGTATCCGGCACGGCCGCAGGTATCCGGTAGAGGATGGGGGTGTGGGGGGTCGGGGGTATACAGGGGGAATAATGAATGAATAATGACTGACTAATAAGAGCCGGAAAAAACCGAGCTGGGCTCTTAACAATCCCTTAACAAAGAGAGGCCGCCCCCCGCACAGATGGGGAGCGGCCTCGGAGAAAACCGGAGCGAGCGACTACATCGGGAAGCCGCCGCGCTCCAACGCCGAGATAATCCGCGCTACTTCGTTAGCCGTGAAGCCGCGCAGGTTCTCGTTGTGAACGAGTGAGCAGGTGCCGACCAGACCGCCGCCGTTGAGATAGGCCGGTGCGCTCTTGGTAGCAACAGCGAGAACATCGCACGCGGTCAGGTTGAGTTCAGGGTCGGACTTCAGCAGCCCTTCCTCGTCGGCAATCACCGAAACCTCAACGCCGCCAATCTTGCCGTGGCCGACAATCTCCACCATTTCGCACTCGGTCGCAGCGTAGAGGCCATCCAAGCCTTCACCGCGCGCCGTAATGGTGATCTTGCCCGGAGCGATCCGGAGAGCGTAAATGTTTTCCATCGTTAGCCTTCCTTCCTGTGTCTATCGGGAAGCCCCGACTCATAGAGAATACACGACCCACCGGAGAAGTCAAGCACCCCCCCCTAGCCTATGGCCGCCCTATCCCGCAGCAGCTCAAAGTGTTGGGGTATGGGGTATGGGGTCGCGGGTACAGGTACGGCCTGAATAATGACTAACTGATAATCGGAGCTGCGACAAAGAGAGAGGCCGCCACTCCCGCACAGATGGGAGCGACGGCCTCGGAGATAATGCGAACGGCTAGCCCTCGACTTGTTCCTCACCCGCGATGACCCACGACACGAGGCGCGTGAGGTTTACGCTCCGGTGCGCGTGGAACGGCTTCCGCTTCTCGCAAGCAGTACCAAGCTTCCCCGCGTTAGGACAGGCCGTAGTGTAGCCGTACTCCGTAGGCGCTCCGATGATGAGCGAGAGCGTAGGCTCGCCCTTCTTGTTCAGCACGATTCCGGTGGCCTCTTGCGTGCGGTCAAGCATACCGGAAGCCGTGAACAGGAACGCGACGCGCCCCTTCTCATCGTAGCGAGCTTCACCGGACACCTTCACCCGACCAATCGCGCGGTGCTCGGCCTGTCGCCCTGCTGCGCCTTCCTCACGACGCTCCAAAGTGCGCGGCGTTGTCCAATCGCTCCACGCGGTCAGAGTCGTAATCTTACCTGCGGCCTTCGCCGCTGCTGCTAGTGCTTGCTGTGTGTTCATAGGTTCCTTCCTTCCTACTACGCCGGAAAGCTCCGGTGATTGGATACTACACCCAACCACAGCAGAGCGCAAGCCCCCATAGCGGGTAGGCCGCCAGCGTACCGGCGCGCGCTCCGGCGAGCTTCTGGGGTGCGGGGTATGGGGTAGAGAGTGCGCGTGAATAATGAATAATAAAAACCCCCAGAGGGATGAGCTCTGGGGGTGTGATACCGGGGGAAGGTTTCCCGGCTTAGATAAAGGGCTCCTCGCCGCTCTCCATCAGGATAAAGCGTGCGACCATCTTGGCCGTGGTTTCGGTGCTGTCGTACTTGCCGAGCACGGGATACCCTGCCGTACAACCGGCGGAGTAGTCGTAGCCGTCATCAGCGCGCTTCCACAGCGTACCGCCAAAGTTCACGCCGTCGGTGCTCATCAAGGCCACCCACGCGTCATCCGTAAGGTCAATACGCAAGTATCCGGCCTCATCCATCTCGTAGGCCTCAGTTCCTTCTAATGCCATTTGTCCTCTCCTCTCCTACTATTGCCGAACGACAACGCGCTCGGTCTGAACTAGTCTAACACCAAGAACGCAAACACCGCAAGCACTACCAGAGAAGCTACACGCCAAGTAATCTCCTCACGGCGACGGCGATGAACCCAATCCTCGGTGTCGCGCTGATACTGCGACTTCGTGATAAGCGGGTGATAGGTTGGCTTGCGAAAATCTTGTACGCAAGAAGGGTAATCCCGATACGACTTACTCATACTCGCTCTCCTCTAATGGGTATCCGGCGTTCTCCAACACCTCAATCATACACGCACGCACGGCTTCCTTGTAATCACCAAAGGTCGCGCGCTCTCCGGGATAGAACCCCCGGAAGTCTACATCCGGCAGGTCGTCAGGGAGAAGGCCGCACTTGGCCTCAACCTTCCGCGCTACCGCGACATAGAACTTGCTGAACGGAACTTCTAGCACTTCGTTCTCATCCCTACTCATCAGGTACTCCTTCCTACTACGCCGGCAAGTGCCGACTACTGAACACTACACCCACTATTGGGCTGTCGTCAAGGCCTCAGTTGGGTCAAAGGATTCAGGGCGTTCGGCTGCCACCCAAGCGTCAAGCTCCACGCGCCACTTCCACGGACGCTCAATGAGGTCAATCACCAACTCGCACCGGTAATCCGACTCGGCAAACTCGGCATAGCCGCCGCGAATCATTGCGCGAGCAAACGCCAACACATCGAGTTCGTCGTAAGGCCAATCAAATCGCCCCATTATCTCGTCCTTCCTGTACGCCAATCTCCTCTAAGGCCGATACCTGAGCGTCAGCAAAGCACTCCGCACAGATACGCGATTCGTACTGCCGGTCGTCCTCTACCTCACTCCCGCACCAAGAACAAGCGTTCCTGCTCACTTCCACACCTTCCTTTACTACTTCCGCACGGAACTTCCGTACGGCTTCTGAACGAGTGTACCCATAGTAGGTCTGGGTCGTCAAGTATCCGCCCACGATTTCGCTGACCACCCACGCCCCAGAGGGGAAGCTCCGGTAGACGCTCATACCTGCTCCTGCCACTCGGCATACTTGGCGACAATCCCTTCGGCGTACCTCTTGGCCTCATCAAGGCCAATAAAGACTTCGCCTTCCTCGTTGTCGTGATAGACGACCTCGAACCACGGATTATTGTGGAACTCAAGTGCGCCGGACTTCTCAGCGTCAGCGAGCTTCTCGTCAGTATCAAGCCCCTTCGCGTCAAGGTCGTTCGTATACCGGAGAACGCTCGTGCTGCCGTCTGGCTCGGTAAGGTGAATCCTCATCTCGCCGTTGCGGTAAATGACCACGCTCTTATCGTCGGAGAACCACACCGGTTCGCAATCGTGATACGGCGTAAAGAAGGCCGCGTCGTTCCTGCTCATTAGTTCCACCCAACTTCCTGCCACGCGACAAAGCACTCGTCGCACAAATCCACCGACTCCTCATAGGCGTTCTCATAGCCGTTCCACCCATAGCGGAAAGGCCGCGCCTTCACTCCTGCGTGCGACCACTCAGGCCACCGGTTCGCATTGTCGCAAGTGCGGAAATCATCAAGGCCGTTGTTGTTCTGGTGCGTACCCTCGCCGCAATCAACGCAAGTACCACCGGACAACGGAACCTCACAACCACAACGGCACGCGCAGGTGCTTTCTTGTGGCTCACCAACCGGAATCTCAAACAAGTCCATCTGTCCTCTCCTTCCTCTACGCCGGCAATCACCGGTACGACGAACACTACACCCAACGATTCACGCCGTCAAGTATGAAGGGGGGAGTCGCCTAGGGGAACCACTCCCAAGTTGCGACACCCCCCAAACCCTTTCGCGGTATTGACGCTTATCCCTGCCTTACCACTATGGACAGCAGAGGCAACATCGGCTCTCGCCTAGTTGCTGCCACCGACACCCCTGTTGGTTAGACCCAAGCTCGGTGGCCTTATCGTCTCGGGCAGTTCGTCTATCTGCCAACTATCCGGCCTCTACCCGGAACGGAATACAAGACTACAACATAAGAATAAGGGAGTCAAGCCCGAAGGCCTGACTCCCAGACCGGTAGCTCACCGGCCTTGTGTCCTGAAACCTTCGGGAGCCGTCGCCCCCAAAAGTTTCAGTAGACTATTCGCTTCCGCCGGTATTGGCCTAAACCTTCCGGCTTCCACTTACAATCTTGCTCTCCCGCATTTACAGCAGCGATTAGAGCCCATCACTCGCCTGAACCACTTCGCATTTATTTGGCTGCGTGCTTTGTTCCTAACACTCTCACCTAGTCGGTAGCTTCTCCTAGGATTGCTCCCGACACAAGGAGTTTCTCACAGGCGTATCAGCAAGTCAAGTAAGTTGCGGATAAGGTTTGTGTAAGGAATCTTAACTATTTTGGGGTGTGGGGTATGGGGTATGGGGGTCGCGTATGAATAGCGTGGCCTGATGATGTCGAGCTACAAAAAGAATCCCCCGGCGGGAGGACTCCGCCGGGGGGATAGGACTCGCGGGAGGGAGGACACCCCCCTACGAATCGTAGTTAGTTCAGGGT